TATTTTCATTTTCCGCTTGATAAGAGTGATAGCGTAACTGTACAGCTAACTCGCGGCTACGATGAATTTTATTTTAAAGGCCTCATATCTGAAACGAAAGAGCCTCGTCGGAAAAATGGAGTATTAGTATATCAGTGGGTAAATATAGCTAAAGATAAACGGAACGAGCCTTTGGATCTGCGGGTTTATAACCTCGCATGTATGTTAAGCGTAAATCCTGATTTCGAGGCTTTGGAAAAATTGATCAACAGCCCGAATGTAATCAAAGAACAATCGGTAAAGTCTAAACTGAAAAACAAGCCTAAAGGCGGCTACGGCTGCATTAGAAAAGGAATGAGGAGTGATTATTAGTGGCAAGTACGGTACTTAATGAACGATTAAAGCAGTATTTATCTGCAGAACAGTCTATTTTGGTAGCAGGGCAAAGCTACAGAATTGGCAATAGAACGCTGACAAGAGCTGATTTATCAGAAATAAGAAAAGAAATAAATGATCTTATTGCTGCAGGAGCGACTACGGATGAGGCAATGCATCCAAGAGGGTATCGAACAAAGCAAGTTATTATGCGGGATTAGGAGGATAGATGATGGTGAAACGTAAAAAAGCAATACCGGCTAAGGCCAGGCAGCCTACTGCTGAGAATACAAATGATAAAAAAATAATAGTAGTGAACAGCGGCTATTCAGAAGGCGGCGCCAGTAGGACACGAAGTACTTTACGTGGCTATAATCCCTTGAAATCCAGTACTAAAGCAGATGTCGATGTAAATTTGGTAACTTTACGAAACCGCAGTGCAGATTTAGTATGTAACTCTCCGCTTGGTTCAAGTGCTATTAATACTTCGCGCAGCAATGTTATAGGCGCTGGTCTTAAAGTTTCGCCTAAAATAGATTATAGGTTGCTGGGATTGACTGCAGAGGAAGCTAAAGAGTGGCAGCGTCAGGCGTTTCGTGAATTTAACCTTTGGGCAAACAGCACGGCCTGTGATTTGTATCGAAAAAATAACTTTTTTGATATGCAGGATATTGCATATATGAGCTATCTTGTAGATGGTGACGGGTGGGCGGCGATCAAGTATCGCAGGCCGGTACCTGATAATCCGTATTGTTTAAGAGTACAGCTTTTTGAGGCCAGTAGGGTCTGTAACCCAAACAGTAGTGGATCGTATGGTTCGCCGTCTTATTATGATGTTGAAATGACTAACAATAAAAATGGTAATCGTATTATTAACGGTATAGAAATAGATTCAGACGGAGCTGTTGTGGCCTATTGGATTGCGAACAGAGTACCTTTTGATTTAACTAACCCGTCTGCAGTTTTAAAGTGGCAGCGAGTGGAAGCATTTGGCAAGTTAAGTGGCCGGCCAAATATTTTGCAGATATCGCATGAAGAACGACCAGAGCAGTACAGAGGCGTACCAATATTGGCGCCGGTGATCGAGGTATTGAAGCAGGTCAGCCGCTATACTAATGCGGAGCTTACGGCTGCCATCATTAAATCGTTTTATACTTTGTTTTTTACGACTAATAACAATATTGATGATATGAATGATGTTCTAAGTTCAACTTATGGTCAAGCGGAAGCCGTAACACCAGAAGACCTAGCTCATGTTGAAGTTGGTCCAGGAACGCTTAATCTGCTGCCTCCTGGTGTCGATGTAAAGTCGATGGACGCAAGCCGTACAATGTCAACTTTTGAACCATTTACAAATATGATGATCGGTGCAGCTATTGGCACACCGGCAGAGGTGTTACTTAGTCGTTTTCAATCTTCATACTCTGCGGCACGTGGGGCATTATTACAAGCTGCCAGCAATTTTAAAACTAGACGTACCTGGTTTGCACGTGATTTTTGTCAGCCTGTTTATGAAGCTTGGCTGGCAGAGGCGGTTGCTATCGGTAGAATTAGTGCTCCTGGCTATGGTAGTGATCCAATCATAACTAAGGCATGGAGTAATGCTGATTGGTTTGGCCCTGTTATGGGGATGTTGGATCCAGTAAAAGAGGTAACTGGCGCAGCCTTACGCGTAAAATATGGTTTCTCTACCGGTGAACGTGAATCTGCGGAACTTACAGGGACTGATTACGATAGTAATATCGATCAGATAGCTATAGAACAGCAAACATGGCGAGCTAAAGGATTGGAACCGCCTAAGGCTGATAATACTGGTGGGAATGGAGGTGATAATGATGGGGAAATTTTGGCAGGTGAAGAATGATGTTAGTGGCGACGCTGAAATATTGATCTACGGTCCAATCGCAGCAGAGCGATCCTGGTTTGGTGATGAGGCAACGCCGCAGCAGTTTGCCCAGGATCTTAACGGGCTGGGTGGCAGAGATGTTACCGTACGCATTAACAGCGGCGGCGGTGATGTGTTTGCGGCACATGCTATTCACAATTTGCTCAAAAGCTATAAAGGGCGTGTCACGGCGGTAATTGACGGACTGGCTGCCAGCGCAGCAACGGTTGTAGCCGTGGCGGCAGATAAAATCATTATGCCGTCCAACTCGTTGATGATGATCCACGACCCGGCTATCGGCCTTAGCGGATATTACCCAGCGGGCGAGCTGACAAAGCTGGTTGATGCACTGGCTACTATCAAAACAAGTATTATCGCAGCATACCGTAAGCGTTGTAAGGCGACGGACGAGGAAATCGAAACTATGATGGCAAACGAAACTTGGATGGGTGCGGCAGAGTGCAAAGAAAAAGGTTTTGCTGACGAGATAGTTGGCGGAGTAGCCGCTGCTTTGAACGGTAATACTTTAGTGATCAATGCAATATCGCATGATTTGAGCCGTTTTGGTAATGCCGATGCGGTGAAAAATAAATTTAAACAAAGTGAGGTTAGAGATATGCCAAGTGGTAAATTAGAAAAAATTCTTAATGCTTTAGGTTTGCAGGAACTGTTGGAAGATACGCAGGCCGCAGCGTCCGGTGCAGTGCAGCCCCAGGCGAATAATGCGCTTCCGGCGACGGCGGTGGATAATGTCGCAGCGGTGGAAGCTGCGGTGGCCGCAGAGCGTCAGCGTGTACTCGATTTGGAGGCGCTGGACGATGGACAAAATGTCGCGATTACTGCGATCATCAACGAAGCCAAGAAAAGCGGCAAAACTGTTAACGAAGTAAAAAATTATGTGGAAGCAGTTAAAAATGCTGCTCCAGCAGGGGCTGTAACTAATGCCGCGCAGAATGTTGTAGCTGCTATGGTAGCCGACAATAAAAGCTCTGGTGTGGAAGGCGTTACTGCCAATCCAGCGACCGATGAAGCGGCTGTAAGTGCAGCGGCAGATGCGAAAGCACTGGATAAAATGGCTAAGGTAATGGATAGTAAATTTGGAGGTGCGAAATAATGGAAATGATTTCCAACATGAACGGAACTCATTATGATGAGCTTATTGGTGGTACAGCAGTACCGGTACTTACTAAAAACGTAACGCTGAAAGGAGTTACGGCCAGTTATAAGCGTGGTACGCTTCTGGCTTTGGTTAACGGTAAATATGAAATTGTTGACAGCACAGCTTCTACCGGTGCGGAAAAGGCGTCGGCAGTTTTGGCACATGATACGGACTTAACCGGGGCTGACGTTGTTGCTACCGTTTATATCAGTGGCCAATTTAATCGCGAAAAACTCATTGTTGCGCAAACAGCTGACAACGCTACTGCTCATGAAGAAGAACTGCGTGCGGTCAATATCTATTTGACCAGCGTGAAATAAGGAGGATGAAGATAATGCCTATTAATATTGATGATACCAGAACTTTGCTGCAGGCAATTGAGCGCACCAATCCGCCGACTACGACTTTGATTGATACCTTTTTCCCTGCGGTTAAAACCTTTTTGACGAATACCGTAGATATGGAATACCGCAAAGGCGGCCGCAAAATGGCTCCGTTTGTAGTACCGGGCAGCAAAGGCGTAAATATGAGCCGTCACGGTTCGCAGATCAGGTCCTATAAGGCCCCGCTGATGCGCCCGAAACGGACTATCGAGGCATCCGATATCGAACGTCGCGGATTTGGCGAAGATATCTACAGCACCCGCACTCCGGCAGAACGTGCACAAGAATTGCGTGCTTATGACATGGCGGAACTGATGGACGCCTGTGTCCGTCGTCAGGAGTGGATGGCTGCGCAGCTTTTGATCAACGGCGAGTACGAGTGCAAAGGCTATGCCGATGATGGCGAAACCGTTGTGGTCGACACAATTACATTTTCTGAATTTGACAATAAAACAACTTTGTCAGGCTCGGATACATGGGATAATGCAACCGCTAAAATCTATGATGTCATGGGCGACGCATCCCAAAAAATCCGCCGCAACGCCGGTATGATCCCGACGGTGGCCCTGTGCTCGCAGAATGTAGTATCTTATCTGCTCAATAACGAGCAGATTTATAAATATCTGTTGGTACCCAGCCGCGAAAATTTGGCGCTGATGAGCATTCAACCGAAGTTGGTTAGACCGGAATTACTGCGAGTGGGTTACATTGAATCCCTTAATCTGGAAATCTATGCTTATGACGGCGTGTATGAGAGCGACGATGGCAACCTTGCCCAGTATATCCCTGATGATCATATGATTATTGGTGTGCCCGGTCGTGGTAAACGTCTCTTTGGCGCAGTAACGCAGCTTGAAGACGACAAACAATTTCGTACTTATGAAGGCGCGTACATTCCGAAAGTCACCGGCAATACCGAAAGCGATACGACCACACTGGCTATGTCCAGCCGCTGCGTAGTATGTCCGGAGTTTTTGGATGATTGGGCGACCTTGAAAGTTAAATAAGGAGGTTTTTAAATGCAACAAGTATTGATAAAGAAATTTTCCTTGCGCCGCAATGGAGTTGTTTATAAAGCAGGTACTATTATTGAACTGCCGGATAGCGAAGCTGATGCATTAGTAAAAGAGGCTCCAAAAGAATTTGAAAAAGTTGCTGTTACCTTAATTTCCGATGCTGATGCAGGTAGTGATAATAACGAAGAAAAAGCCTTGAAGGATTATTCGAATGAAGAACTTAAGGCTATGTGCAAAGCCCGCGAGATTGAAATTCCGAAAAACGTTAACAAAGCAAAACTCGTTGAGTTGATTGAAGCAGTAAATGAGGCTGATGAGGAGATTCTGCCTCCGGTAAATACAGCAGCAACGGTCAAATGAAAAACTTTCGTGAGCAGATAGCCGCAGATAATACTGCGGCTTTTATAAATTCTTTGGAATTTGCTGAAGAACATAGTCTTAACGGTACTGTATGTAATGCTATATTGCAGGATATATCGGTTGCAGAAAGTTTATCGACGGGAGCGGGTAGTACTCAAACTTATCCTGAGATATACGGCAGCCGGCTGCAGGTAAATTGCTTGGCAGGGGATTTGCCGGAACTTCCTGTATATGGACAGCTTTTCGGCATCGATGATAAGCAGTATCTGGTTGAAAGCTGTGCTGATGATATGGGCGTTCTGACGATTCAATTGGTGGCGAATGACAGATGATATCTATTGATGCAAAGGAAATAGAAAAAGCAAAGATTTTGCTTGAAAATTATCCTCAGCAAGTAAAAGCGGCAGCAGCGAGTGCAATAAATCGTACGTCTGCAATGGTAAAGACCGAAGTATCTAAAACAATCAGAAAAAACTATCTGATATCAGCAAAAGATATAAAGTCTACTTTAAGCATTAAACGAGCTTCCCGATCAAAGCTTACAGGGATGATTAGTTCTATAGGGCAGGCACCATTAATTACTGCTTTTAGAGTAAGGGCGTATAAAAAAGGACCGGTGAGGGTTCAAGTAATGAAAAAAAATAAATCCAAACCGATTCCTGGGTTATTTATTGGTGTTTCTTCTAAGGGCTATGTTGGTGCTATGCAGCGTAAAAATTTAAATATGCGATATCCTTTGCGTATACCTCATGGCCCCAGCGTTCCGCAGATGTTTTCCGCTGACCGTTCAATGAGTGTGATCGCACCGTTTGCAGAAAAAACATTAAATCAAAGGTTTTTACATGAAATTTCATATCGTTATGGAAAATTTGGAGGGCGGTAATGACACAAGTCGAATTGATGGAAAATCTGGCAGCGTTTCTAAAAAATGTTGTCCGAGAATATGAATCGCAGCAATCTGACGGTTCTTATACTCCGATAACTGTTTATTCTGGATACCTGCCGGTGAAAACGAATGCCAAAGAAAGTGAATCATGTATTTATGTGCTGGTTCTTGAATGTGAAGATGGTGATGAGCAGAGTGCAGCAAAGGTTGAAATAGGATTTAGTATCATTGACGGTGATACTTCTGAGGGGTGGCGCAGCTTGTTTAATCTTATGGAACATGTACGTCAGGCATTGCTTAAAAAGCGTACTGTAGCAAATAAGCATCGGCTTATCTTGCCTATCAAATCTAAGGTGGCAGATGAGCAGCCTTTCCCGCAGTGGCAGGGCTTAATGACAGTTAGTTACACACTGGGCAAGCCAGTAGAGGAGGAAATAAATTATGGCTATTAACAAAAAAAGCAGTCAGACCACTAAGCCTGAACGCTTGATTTATGTAGGCCCGTCTTACAAAAACGGAAAGTTATTGAAATATCAGGTATTCATTGGCGGGTTACCAACTCATATTGATGATGTATTTGAAAAGTGTCCGCAAATTAAAAAACTGTTTGTAGCTGTTTCAGAATTGCCAGAAGCTGAAAGGGCTATTGCAAAAGCGGGAACACCTATGAATAAATATTACCAAGCTGCTGTTTTGGCAGAAAAGGAGGAATAACATATGGCATATAAGCATGGCGTATATACATCTGAGGTGCCAACATCTATTGTTCCGGCAGTAAATTCTACTGCTGGGTTACCAGTTGTTTTTGGTACGGCTCCAATTCATTTGGCAAGTAACAGAGCAGAGGTTAATAAACCTATTTTGTGCTATACATATGCAGAAGCGGTAGCGGCTATGGGATACAGTGAAGATTGGGAGAAATACACTCTTTGTGAAACTATTTATAGCCAATATTCGCTTTATGCAGTTTCACCGACAGTTTTTGTTAATGTTTTAGATCCCAAAAAACATAAAGCGCCGGTCAGTGATAAAGAGGTTCAGTTCAACAGTGAAAAAACTGTGATTGTAAATGATCCAGTGTTACTTGAAACATTGAAAGTAAAAAAAGCATCTGCCGGACAACCGTTGACGGAAGGCGTTGACTATGAAGCTGCTTTTGACAGTGATGGGAATTTAGTAATTACTGCATTAAGTGGCGGACAGCTTACAGACAGTGCTTTTTTGGACTATGAAAAAATTGATCCCTCAGCCGTGGATAAGGATGACATTATTGGTGGTATTGATATCAGTACGGGCGCATACACAGGTCTTGAGAATCTTTCAAAAGTATTTCCTCTGTATCGTTTAGTACCTGGTATGGTGCTTGCTCCTGGTTGGACACATGATCCGGAAGTGGCAGCTGTTATGACTGCCAAAGCAAGTACTATTAACGGTTTGTTTAAAGCTTCTGTTTTGGTAGATGTTCCGGCTGACACAGTAAGAAAATATACCGATGTTCCGGCTTGGAAAAATAATAACAATTATGTTGGAGTGGATCAAATAGTCTGCTGGCCTATGGTAAAACTTGGCGAAAAGAAATATCATCTTTCTACTGCGGTAATGGGTGCGATGGGCGTTTTGGATGCAAAAAATGATGATATTCCCTATGAAAGTCCTTCAAATAAAAATATACAAATGGATAGTTTATGTTTGTCTGATGGAACTGAAGTAGTTTTGGATCTGGAACAAGCTAATTATCTTAATGGGCAGGGTGTAGTTACTGCTCTGAACTTTATCGGTGGATGGAAGTTGTGGGGGAATCGTACTGGTTGTTATCCTGCAAATACAGATGTAAAAGATAATTTTATTTGTTTACGGCGTATGTTTAATTGGCATGCACAGACCTTTATTCAAAGTTATTGGTCTAAAGTAGATAACCCGATGAACAAACGACTTATTGATCTTGTCGTGGATAGCGAAAATATTCGCATTAATGGATTTGTTTCAAGAGGGTTCTTGCTTGGTGGAAGAATTGAATATTTGAAAGAGGAGAATCCAACAACAGATCAGATGGACGGTATTGTAAGATTCCATACTTATTTTACGCCGCCGGTGCCGGCACGTGTAATTGAAAATACGATCGAGTTTGATACGTCTTATCTTGAGACGTTGTTTGGTTAATGAGGAGGATGAAAGATGAGTAATAATGTTGTTCCGGAAAAGCTAATTAACTTTAGAGCCTATAATGACGGAAATGATCTTCTTGGCGTAACTGATGTCCAGCTACCGTCTTTGGATGCAATGACCGAAACAGTAAAGGGTGCTGGTATTGCCGGTGAGGTAGACAGTCCTGTTTTAGGGCACTTTGGGAGTATGGAAACTGTACTTAACTGGCGTACTATTTCTAAACCTGGAATGAACCTAGCATCTCAAAAGGGGGTTAGCTTAGACCTGCGCGGCGCGCAGCAGTTTTACGACCCTGAAAAAAGTGAGTACGTCGTAAAGGCTGTAAAATGCGTGATCCGCGGCGTGCCGAAAAAAACCGAACTCGGCAAATTAGACGTTGGAACGACTACCGGCTCCAGCAACACCATTGAAACTAATTATATTAAAGTGATTATTGCTGGCGAAACCGTGCTGGAAGTTGATAAATATAATTATATTTCTAATATTGGCGGCACTGACTATCTTGCCGATGTCCGTGAGGCGTTGGGTCTGAATTAAAAATAAATAAAGGGGGCGGCCCGCAGAGTGGTGCCCCTTTTAAAATTTGGAGGTAAATGATGAAAGTAGATTATAAAAAACTTAAACAAGGATTGGGAGAACTAACGGGATATGATTTTGCGGCCGCAGAGCAGCAGGCAAGGATTCTTGGAGATGGTACCCCTGAAATTGTGTACTCTAAAACATTCCATGCTGTTATTGCGGCGAAGGTTTTAGGTGTCACAATTGATGATATTAAGGGTTTGCCAATTAGGGAATATGTTGCAGTGACTTCTAATGTATCAGTTTTTTTAGTAGGCACTTTGACCGATCAAGCCCTGCAGGAGTTATCCGGGAAATAGCAGTATGCTTATTTGAATATGGTAATGTTCATTTTTGGTTTAATCAACCAGTGAACGAATTAGAGAAATGGCTTGAAACAATAAGTGCCGTAAATAAAAAAAGAAAGCCCACTGCATGAATAATGCTGTGGGCTTTTAACGTAAATATTCTTTTTTTATTGGGGAACGCGAACAAACTTCGTCACAATCTTTTAATACTGCTATCACTTCTGGATCGTGAATGCCATCATATGTGCCAGGATCATAGAGGGGCTTGTAGACGCCATCATATTTAGCAGAAGAATCATATTGTAATGCTTTTTCTTCCCGTCTATTTTTAATCATTGCATGAAAGAACCCGACTATACACATCAATATAAAACCAATACAAAACAAAATTGCAAGAATAATCATAAAGCTCACCTCTTTATAGTTATTATACTATAAATTTTTAATGGAGGCAAAAAATGGCGAATATATTTACGACAGCATTTGTTATAAATGGAATGCTATCTAATAGTTTTACATCATCGACCAAGATGGCAAATTCGCAATTGACAGAATTACAACAGACTGTTAAAAGAATAGATCTTGCTCAAAAAAAATTAAATGCTGAGTTTACTAATGGAGCTATGAGCGTAGAGCAATATGAAAGAAAAATGGGTAGATATCAAGATACGCTTAATAAAACTCAGCAACAACAGAAGTTGTTACAGGATAGATTGAATAAAAAAAATATTGCAAATTCTCAGTTTGTAGAGAGACGCCAAAGTTTCTTAACTACCGCAGCTGCTATTGGCACTATTGCTCAGCCGTTCATCTCTGCAGCTCAGACTGCAATGAAATTTGAATTTGCTATGTCGAAAGTTGGTGCTATTGCAAATGCTACAGGGCCTGAATTATCTTTGTTGACGCAAACAGCAAGGTCATTGGGCGAACAAACAAAGTTTACTGCGACGCAATCCGCTGAAGCAATGAGTTATCTGGGGATGGCCGGTTGGAAGACAAATGAGATTGTTGCAGGTATGCCAGGATTATTAAATTTAGCTGCTGCCGGCAATACTGATTTAGCACGTACTGCAGATATTGTTTCTGATAATCTGACTGCTTTTGGTTTAAGTGCTGATAAAGCGCAACATATGGCTGATGTTTATGCTGTTACTATAACATCCACAAATACTAATGTGGAAATGTTGGGAGAAACGATGAAATATGCTGCTCCTGTAGCACACGCATTTGGGGCATCGATGGAGGAGACAGCCGCTTTAGCAGGTATTATGGCTAATAGTGGCATTAAAGCGAGTAATGCAGGTACAGCGCTGAGAGCTGGTTTAATTAGATTGGCCGGACCGCCTAAAATGGCAAGTAAAGCGCTAGAGCAGCTGGGGCTGTCAATGGAAGATTTGACAAATGAACAAAAAGAAGCTGCAATGGCTTTAAAAACTTTGGGTATTGAAACTGGCAATGCAGAAGGACCTCAAAAGATGGCTATCATAGTAGGCCAATTGCAAGAACGAATGAAAGGATTAAGTAAAGAAGAACAGCTGGCTATGTCGAAAGCTATTTTCGGGCAGCAGGCAGCAGCGGGGTGGCTGGCAGTACTACAGGCAGGACCTAAAGTGCTTGGTGATTTGACAAATTCTTTAGTTAACAGTGATGGTGCGTCTGAAAAAATGGCAAAGCAGATGAATGCTAATGCAGAAGGTGCAATTATACGTCTTTCTTCGGCATTTGAGTCGTTGCAAATATCATTAGCAAATGGATTTTTACCTGTCATAGCTAATGTAGGTGATTCTTTAGCTGTATGGACGGGGAAGTTATCGGCTTTATCTACAGCACACCCAATAGTAGCACAGGGGATCATATACACTATTGGAACTTTTGGGTTATTATGGCTTACATTTAAAACGGGTAGAGCTATTATCTCCGGCTATAATGCGTTTATGGCTACCTGTGCTTTATGGCAGACGACTTTGGGAAATTGTACGGCAGTATTAAGATCAAAAACAATGCTTCTTGCCGGCACACAAAGGACTGTGGCTTTGGCAACGAAGCTGTGGAGTGGTGGAATGATGTTGGTAAATGCGGCTATGGCAGCTTGCCCTATTGGTTGGTTATTGATTGGAATCAGTTTATTAGTCGTTGCCGGAACTATTTTATACAGGCATTGGGATACAGTCAAACAGTTCTTTACAACTTTGTGGGACAGTCCAATAGCTAGAATAGCCTTTTTTGTCACTGGGCCTGTAGGTTGGATCATTGGCGCGGTTACTGCAATAATTGCTAACTGGGATACATTAGCGGCATATTGGGATTATTTTTGGGATAATCCATCTGCTGCAATATTTAGATTCACAAGTTATATTCAGGAACAATTTACAAGTGCCGAAACCTGGCTTCGCGAAAAATGGCAATCCATTAGTAATTTTTTATCTACACCTATTTTTGGCAAAGTTAATATTACGGCATCCGGTAATGGTGCAGAGGTTGCAGAAAATGCGTATGGCGGTATTTATGGCAGGGGGACATTTCTTACTACTTTTGCGGAAAACTCTGGTGAAAGCGCGATACCGCATACTCCCAATAGACGTAATATAGGATTGTTGGCCAAAACTAATGAAATCATGGGGAATCCATTGGGAACTGGTGGCGGAATAACGGCTACCTTTGCGCCGCAGATCACCGTACAAGGGAATGCCGATACTGCTGAAATTTCAACTTTGTTAGATCAAAAAATGCGTGAGTTTAAAGCAATGTTGGCAGAAGTGCAGAATCAGAACAGGAGGCTTTCGTATGGCTAAAACATATTACACAATTCAGGGCGATATGTGGGATGGTATAGCAAAAAAGTTATATGACGATGAAAGTGGCGTAAACGCGCTGCTGGAAGCAAATCAGCAATATGCTGACATAGTTGTTTTTCCAGCAGGTATTATTTTGGATGTGCCGGATTATGAAAAGCCTACCCCAACTAGTTTGTTACCACCATGGAGGCGTTAAATGGAAGCACGTAGAATATCGGCGATCATAAAATATAATAATAAAGATATCTCAGTTGATATCAGTAAATATCTAAAAAGCATCAGCTATACCGATAATCTATCGGGAGAAGCCGATGATTTGCAGATAACACTGGAAGACAAGGCGGGGATTTGGCAATCGACATGGATACCGGAAAAAGGAGCACTTCTAGATGTAATGCTGCAGCAAAAATATTGGCAAACTTTGTCGGAGTTACCACAAAGTTTGTGTTTGGGATTGTTTGAAATAGATGAAATAACAAGCAGTGGCTATCCGTCAGAAGTACGAATAAAAGCAGTTTCTGTGCCTGATAATAATACTCTTAGAGGTACTGAACGTAGTCGGAGTTGGGAAAAGGCAAAGCTGCAGGTAATCGCTAATGATATAGCTTCAGCTGCAGGAATGTCATTGTTTTGGGACACAGAAGAAAATCCGGTGCTGGATAGGGCAGAACAGACAGAACAGTCTGATCTGTCTTTTTTATATGCAATTTGTAAGGATAAAGGCCTGGCATTGAAAATAAGTGATAAAAAAATCATTATTTTTGATGAAGCAAAATATGAAGCGGAAAAAGCAAAGATAACAATAGTAAAACCAGGTACCGTTTATAAAAAAGAGTCTGGAATGAAATATTTGTTTGTTGGTACTGGCTACAGTCTGCGTACTAAAATTAGAGATATTTATGCTGCCTGCAGAGTTAGTTATCAGCAGGGCAGTTCAAAATCTAATATTGAGGCAACTTATACTGTTGCTGGTAAAAAGGGAAAAACATTGCAAGTAAATGAACAAGTTGAAAGTGTTGCTGAAGCATTAAATTTAGCAAAAAAACGGTTGCGCGAAAAAAATAAAGACGAAGTTACTGGATCTTTAAATATGTTGGGAAACTTTGTCTTATTATCTGGGGTTACAGTTAATTTATTAGGATTTGGAGCTTTTGATGATAAGTACTTGATAACCAGAGCATCACATGATATTGGCAGCGGTTATACGACAAATATCGATGTAAGAAGGTGTTTAAATGGATACTAATTTTATAAAAAACATAATTCGTATCGGGAGGGTATCTTCTATTGACGTCAATACAAATACTGCAAGAGTAGCTTTTTCTGATAAAGACGATTTGGTATCTGGTAATTTGATGATTGTAAATCGCGGAAGCATGGTTGATAAGGATTACTGGATACCTGATATTGATGAACAGGTTCTGTGCTTAATGCAGCCTAATGCCAGTGGCAAAGGGTTAAATGACGGTTTTATTCTGGGGTCTTTCTTTTCTGCTGAGGATCCTCAGCAGGAAAGTAGCGCAGATGTGCGTGCTGTAAAGTTTAGTGATGGAACTGTTGTAAAGCATGATCGTAAAACTGGTAACTTAACTATAAATGCAACTGGTGACATCAGTATTATTGCTGGCGGCGCAGTGACGATTAAGGGTGCGGTGGTTAAGATAAATTAATTAGCTAAAAATTGAGGTATTATTGAAGTAGGTATGAAAAATGTGGTACAATATGTATACACGAAAAGGAGGTGCTATTGCTATGGAAAGATTGAATAGAATAGTTTCTCAAATACAAGAAGCAAATATTGGTGATGAGTATCGTAATAGCAATGAGAGTATTGAAACATTAGGAGAATCAGTGAGGTCGAAGTTAATGAATCAGGCTAAGAATGCTGCAGATAGTATTGCAGATTATTTTTGGACTGATGAAGGTGCTGCTTTTAAGATAGGGAGTTTGATGGAAGCGTTAAATTTCAAAGTATATAGTAATGATGAATTTGGTGATGATACGTTATCTGGAATATTAGCACTTAATGCAAATAAAGTAGATTCTGAATATGGAGATAAGTTAATTGTAGTTAATGGAAATGATAATGTAGGGCATCAAAGATTTACAATAGCTCATGAATTGGCACATTTTCTTTTTGATGCAAAACCTGGGGAAGAGTACTATGAAGCTTTTTATAGAACTAGCGTAAATGATGATGTTCTGCAAGAATTTAGAGCGAATCAATTTGCAGCGAATCTTTTGATGCCAGAAAAGCGATTTAAAGAACGCTATATGTTTATAGCCAGTAAAATTGACGATCCCAATAACAGAGAGAAAATTTTAAGTATAGATTTTGGCGTATCACCTACTGCAGTTCGTCGTCGCATTAAAGAGCTCAATCTTGCAAAAGAGGTTGGTGCTTTGTGTGGATGAAAATGATAAAAGCAAAGTAAAAGTATTAGATTTATTAAGAAGTTTAGATACAACTCAACCAGAGAATCATTTTGAAGATGCAAGTAATTCATTTGTAGGTAATGATGAATTAAGCATGAGAAGCCATAACGAAAGCTATACTAAAATTTTAGCAGGGTATAGTAATACTTTAGAAGAGAATTTGACGGCAAAATGTGATTATAAAAAATGGTTTTTCTGGTGCTGTATTGGAATCTTGTTTTCAGTGGCTATGACATTGATTGGAAGTGTATGGGTTATCATACAAATGACATATCAATATCAGCATTTAACTTTTGCAATACAGAATGTAATTTCTATCGTGAGCGCGATATCAGTAGCGTTCATAGCTTCATTTATGATTATTCCTAAGATAATTACAAATTATTTATTTAATCTTAATGAAGAGAAGAATATGATGGAGATTATACAAAATATTCAAAAACATGATCTAGCAATTAGGAAAGACATAAAAGAATATAAAAACGGAAATAACACAAAATAGTCAAAAAAGCACTCCTTAAGGAGTGCTTTTTTAATGGGATCGAATTAATCTTAAAAATTTTTCGCAGATTTTGTTTTTTAGAATATCAGTTTTTATTTTGTCAGATTCATTATTTATTTTTTCTATCATATTATTAAAAATATAGCGATCCATGGTAACAGAAAAATCAGGGCTGCTTTTATAAACTAGAGTAATTGTTTTGTTTTCTTTATTTTCTGAGGCATCGAAACCAGATCTTTTAATAATTTTTACAGGATCATCGGGCGGGATGGCTTTAACAGATAGTGTAAATTCAAAAAGAAATTCTTCTAATGTCAAGCCCAGCGCGTTTGCTATTTTTTGAATAGTTAAGATAGTGAAATTTATTTCTCCACGTTCATATTTTCCAAATTGAGATGGAGACATATTACATTTTTTACTTATATATTCTTGAGTCATATTATTTTTTATACGTAAATATTTTATTAGGTTTCCAATAGTTAAAAGAGTACTATCTTTATGTGATTCGTCTTTTTTCATTTTAAACTCCTTGAAAAAGTATATATTTGTCTTGTACTAAAATTTTATTTTAACTTGTTTCCGTATCTTAATATTGGTATTATAACAAGTAAATAGAAGTTTTTAAAGGTAATATAAATACATTTTTGTCGCAACTGGCATTTGACAGAGAATGTTTGAAAATATATTATTAATGCAAAAGTCAATATATTATTTTTTACTTAGAAATAATGCTTGACTTCTGTACGTACAATAAATATAATAAATGTACGGGCAAAAAGTGAGGTGATGTTATGAGCCCACGAATAGGTAGACCAAAAACTGATAATCCTAAAAATATTAGGCTGGAAATACGTTTAGATAAGAAAACTAGCGAGATTTTAGAAAAGTGCTCGTCAGTTTTAAATTTAACAAAAACGGATGTAATAAAACAGGGGATTAGTTTGGTTGAGAAAAGTATAAAAAAATAAGGTATTGCTCCGACGGCTAAATCAGGAAACAATACCTTATCCTGAAGGTTTCCCTTCATGGAATATTGTAACATGGAGGGGAACATCTTTCAAGTTAAAATGAAAGGGTGTTCCGAATGAACAAATTACAAGTATTCGAAAATGAACAATTCGGAGAAATCAGAACCATACAACAAAATGAGGAAATACTGTTTATTGCAGTGGATGTTTGTAGGGCGTTAGAAATTGGACAAGTAACAAATACTATTCGAAGATTAGATGATGATGAAAAAGCCCTTATTTCAATTAAGGGCTTAAATAAGGGCAATGATAAGATAAATGTCGTCAACGAATACGGCTTATATAATTTAGTACTAGCCAGCCGTAAGCCACAGGCCAAAGCATTTAAGCGCTGGATAACTCACGAAGTTATTCCTGCTATACGCAAAACCGGTAAGTATGAAATTGAGCAACAAATATTAATCGAAGAACCCTACAAGCCGTGGCTAAAATATTACAGAGGAATACCAGTAATAACTAAACGTGATTTAGCGGTAGTATTAAAGACAGGAGTTTTTAACCTTGTTCCGTATTGGTCGAAAAAAGGGTTACTGATAAAAAGCCGTGATTATTTTTTGCTGGCAGGTGAAGACCTGGAATTGTTTAAAAAGGATAATCCGGGTTGTACATCAGTAATGACGGCGTCACTTATAGTTATAACTGCTTCGGGAGCGAGAAAAATTTGCAAAGTAAGAAATCGCGAAGAAAGTTGTAAGTCGATATTTATTACTAAAAAGCCCAAACCAATTCCAGTTGAGCCTGAAAAATCGATATGGGCAAAGAAAATGGTAGTAGATGCGCCTAAAAATGAGCAGGTTAAGAAAGCTATTGAAAAAATCAGAAAGCAAATGACTGCTTTAGATGTACTGCTTACCGAATATTACGCATATAATACTGAAGCATTGCATAACGGTTTAAAAGAAACCTTGGAGCGGGTAGGTATGAATGTTAATCATGAAGTTTTTGGGCTTACGAGAATAAAACTTAATATTATCGAGAGTAAATGGTAGATAATCGCTAACTAAAGCGTCCTTATTTTAAGGGCGCTTTTTCTATATACAAAAATACTTAAAGGAGGTGGTTAAATTGCAGACGACAAGATTAGGCGATACTGATACAGGACATGATGCTTGCCCGGGAACTGTACTTGTGAGTGCAAGTACGAATGTAATAATTAACGGTAAAGGTGCAGGACGTGTCGGCGATAGTTATGTTCCGCATGGATGTATCGTGCATCCAGCACATACAGCGCATATCGCCAGCGGCAGTAGCACAGTTCTTATTAATGGACTGCAGGCAGCAAGGGTAGGTGATCTGATAGACTGTGGAGGCAGTGTCGCTTCTGGTAGTCCGGATGTTATCGTAGGAGGTTAATATGCAAGTTGGATCTATGGGAGATATCCCTTTTGTTGTGTCATATGGTAAAATTCGTACTTTTAGTGATTACGGGCGTAGTGGTTCCGGCCGCTGGGCAAAGCACGATTTGATTGGTCGTAAACCTGTAATGGAGTTTTTAGGGCCTGACGTTGAAAAAGTTAGCATGAAGATCCAGCTGCGCACTGATCACGGCATAAATCCCGAAAGCGAGCTGGGGAGGCTGAGGAAAATGAGGGACACAGGCGCAGTTTTTCCGTTTATTTTAGGTGGCGCGCCGGTATCTGATAATTATTGGTTGCTGGAGGATATAGGGGAAAACGTAAGCTATTGGCGGGCAGGCGGTAAAATACTTTCCGTTAGCGTCGATATTACATTGACTGAATATTCTACAGAGGAGGTGCGCTGATGGATTTTGAACTTACTGCGGGAGAAATAGTTGACGTAGATTTTGCCCCACAAAATGTGCAAATGGAAATTTTACAAAATTGCAGTACAATACTTAGTACGTCTAAGTTTAGCGTACCGTTAGACCGTGACTTTGGCGTTGACGCAAACTATGTAGATGCGCCGCTGCTATCAGCTAAAGCGAAAGCAGAAAGTGAAATATTTGCTGCATTAAAAAAATATGAGCCGCGAGTTACGGTAAAACAAATTACATGGCGCTCTGATGTGGAGGGCGTTTTAAGAGCGAAAGTGAAGGTGGTCATAAATGAAACTTAGTGATCTGCCGGACATTGAATTTGTTAGTGCAGACGAACAAGAAATATTATCGGATATCATAAAGCTTTATACGGAAATAACCGGAAGGACCCTTGCACAAGGTGATCCTGTCCGGTTATTTTTATGCGTGATTGCGGCCATTATCCTGATGCTGTGCAATAAGATCAACTACACCGGCAAACAAAATCTATTGCGATATTCGGCAGGTGCTAACCTGGATCACTTGGGCGTACTTGTCGGGGCAGAACGTATTGGCGCCAAGGCCTCTGTCACGACAATTAAAATAACCCTGTCGGAGGTGCGGTCCGTTGCGACAAACATTCCCGCAGGTACGCGGGCGACAGCTGGAGATAATGTGTTTTTTGCTATTGATCAGGATGCAACGGTCATAGCTGGACAGTTGGACGTTTCTGTAGCGGCTACCTGTACTGTGGCTGGTGTTCTCGGTAATGGCTATCTGCCGGGAGAAATCAATAAGATTGTTGATCCAATTCCGTACGTCGCTGGAATGGTCAATACCACAACGTCGGAGGGAGGTTCAGATGTCGAGAGTGACGATTCTTTACGTGAGGCTATTCGCGAGGCTCCGGAGGGATTTTCGGTAGCTGGACCAATGGGCGAATACATTAAAATTGCCAAACGAGCTTCGTCTTTGATTGTTGATGTATCGGTAATATCACCGGAGCCTGGGCAAGTACTGATAACACCGCTACTTGTAGGCGGTGGAATACCGGGAAAAGAAATGCTGGATATCGTAGAGGCAGCGTGCAGTGATAAATCTGTAAGGCCGCTCACTGACCATGTGCGTGTGGCTGCTCCGGAGGTTGTCAATTATGATCTTACACTCACGTATTACCTTGACCGGGCAAATGAAGCTAAATCTGTTGCCGTTCAAAGCGCGGTAGCGAAAGCGGTAGAGGATTATATCGATTGGCAAAAATCTAAGCTTGGCCGTGATATCAATCCGGACGAGTTAATCTGTCTTATTAAAAATGCTGGCGCCAAGCGAGCGGTTATATCTTCGCCTACTTTTCGGATCGTTGCTGATAACCATGTAGCGATAGCTGAAAATGTTAATGTTACATTTGGGGGGCTAGAAAATGAATGATCTGCAAAATCTGAATTTAATCGAGTTGCTACCCACTAGCATTGCAAGCGACGAAACGATAAGAAATATCTGTAATGCCATTGCAGAAAAATTACAAACGATTAATGAAAAAGCTGAATTAGTTTTGTTGCTGCCACGATTGGATCAGTTGCCGGAAACATTGGTGGATGAACTAGCTTGGCAATATCATGTTGATTTTTATGATTATGCGGCAGATATCAATAAAAAAAGGGCATTAGTGCGCAAGGCCATTGACTGGCATCGGAGAAAAGGCACTCCTGCTGCAGTAGAGGAAGTATGTACAGCTGTTTTTAAATCAGCAAAAGTTTATGAGAATTGGGAATATGGTGGGAAACCATATCATTTTCAGGTAAGAATGATTTCAGAAGGCATTCCAGATAAATCTGTTTTGGACAATTTGTATAGGGCAATTAAAGAAAGTAAGAATGTTAGGAGTTGGCTTGACGCTTTAAGTTTTGACCGTCAAATAGCTGGCTCCTTATTTGTTGGAGGGGTCTATTCTTCAATGAGAAAAGTGGAGATTTTCCCATCACAGATAAAACCACAGATTTTAAATATCAATAATTATTTTGGAGCTGCAATCTATGTACACAAAGGAGTTGAAGTAACATGCCAAACTGGGCAAATTTAATGTTGACTAAACAAGGAAAGGTATTACAGGCAAAAGCTATTGCTGGTAGTACATTAACGATCACTAAGATGAAATTGGGTTCTGGTATTATTCCAGATGGAGTATCGCCAGAAGATCTTACTGATTTGATTCAACCCAAACAAGCTTTAGGATTAACGGCAATCAGTGTTAATGGTGGATTAGCTAAAATTCAGAGTATTGTTACTAATGCTGAACTTTCAGAAGGATATTATATTCGTGAATGTGGTGTATTTGCAAATGATCCTGATGTTGGGGAAATAATGTATGCGATAATGACAGATACATCTCCTGATTTTCTGCCTTCCGCATCAAGCTCTGTTGTGATTTCAGAAGAATTTAGTATTAATGTGGTAACGGAAAACATGGCGAATATAACAGCGATTATTGATCCTGAAGGTATAGTAACAGTGGCTAATGCAAGAAAAATTGCAGAGGATAAAGTTACTGAGCATAATGAAGACACAGAAGCTCATCCAAATGACTTTAATTTAAAAGGCATTACTATTGGCAAAGATAATGTTATTGCAACTAAAAAGGGAGATTTACTAACTCTTTTGGCAGGGAAAGGAATTAATTTACTTAGTGATATTAAAAATAAGATAATCACGATCGTTGGAAAAAGTAAGAATGCATGGAATCCGAATGAGGTAATTATAGCCGGTGATATAAGATATACCGAGGACGGTAACGGTCCAAGCTGGGCTTATTTGTTATGTAAAACTGCAGGAACTACAGGTACCGTTGAACCGATTTTAGAAGCTAATGCTGTTGTAGGACAGGAGATAAATGACGGCAGTGTTGTATGGACGGTACAAAATATTAGGCCTACTGCTTTAGATTCATATCCTGTAGGCAGTATATATATGTCTGTAAATTCGACATCACCTGCAGATCTTTTTGGCGGTACGTGGGAGGCAATGCCGGCAGGACGTGTTTTGCTGGCACAGGGCACATCAGAATGGGGCGTAGAATACCAAGCTGGCAGTACCGGTGGCGAACACGAACATCAGTTATCTGTCGGAGAACTGCCAGAACATGGACACGCCGCAATATGTAGTACTAATGGAGAACACGTTCATACAGCACCTACTTATAACGGTTCTGGTGGTGCTCCTAATGGTAGGATATCCGAAGTTGATAGGGTTAATAGAGCAAGCACAGTCACTGTAGATAAGGCTGGTAGCCATAGTCATACCATTTCTGTTTCAGATACTGGTAAGAACTTGTCCCACAACAATATGTCCCCATATTTATCAGTTTATATATGGAAAAGAACTACTTAAGCAATTCTTTTCCAGCAGAAAATTGAGATAAAAGGTGGCATATTTTGATGAGGTTGATTGTTTCCTGCAACTGAAACATTAACACTAGGTGTAATATTAGCATGAATGTTGAGATAATTTTGAGTATGTCCTCCACCACCCCCAGTTAATCCCTTGCTACCTTTAGTAACTGTTAAAATCCCTGAATAAGAAGGGCTATCTGCTCCAACAAAATATCCGGCACTTCCTGTTAAATTAACTGTGTTTGATACTATTTCATGAAAATGACTCGGCAGTTCCCCGACAGCTTTATGCAGTGCGTTTCCACATAAATAATGAGAAATAGGGCATCATATTATTGTGCGCAGTATTATTGCCAGTATTAGCAATAGCAATTGTATGAGTGTGGGTAGAATCAAATTTAAGTCCATACGTTCCTGATCTGCTACCACTACCATAACCTTCGACTGTGCTACTTCCTATCGCACTAAAGACATCTGTTGTAGTACCAGTAGCAATTTGTAAGCCGTTACCCATTTGTAATTGAGCAGAACCAGATATATTTACGTTATTCGTATTAGCAGCATGGCTATGCGCAGGCAGTTCCCCGACA